TCTGGTAACATACTTATTGAAAGAATATCCACTAGGACAATTATATCCACTAGGTAAATTAACACCATCACCGTGACTATAACTACGTATGGTGATACCATTCTTCATAATACCAAGCATATCATAAGCAAATCCTGGGGTATTTGTAGGACTACTAGCAGAAACGTTTCTACCACCACGATATGTAATTGTATGGTTATAACTCTTTGGTAATATTGAATATGAGTTATTGGAATTAGGGAAAATACCATACGTTGCTGGTTGCGGTAAGTTATCAGCAATTGTTGTTAGTGCTCTACTAACTGTGTTTAAGTTACCAGTTGTAACAGATCCACCACCAGAAACAAAATCATTATCTGGGTTGTGTGCAGGAGTATTAACTGGTGCAGATGCATTAGCAATACCAACAGTAGGTGCTACAGTATATCCTGAACCTGGACTATTAATAGTAACAGCAGTAACAACACCATCAATAACAACTGCGGTTGCTGTTGCACCAGATCCACCACCACCCGTAAAGGTAACCAATGGTAAATCTAGTGGGTTATATCCAGCACCACCGTTAGTAACGTTAACAGACTCTACTCCACCACCAGTAAGTGTAATATTTGCGGTTGCTGTTGCACCCGTACCATCACCAGTAAGTACAACACCAGGTGCTTCAGTATATCCCGAACCAGACTGATCTACGTTAACACCTGTAACACTACCACCAGTCAATGTAATTTGTGCAGTTGCAGTAGCATTTGATCCACCACCACCTGAGAATGAAACAACAGGTGCTATAGTGTATCCAGAACCTTGCTGACTTAATGTAAGGTTAGAAACATATCCAGATGTTCCAGCTTTAGGGAATACACCGTAAAGACCTGGAAGTGGAGTGTTATCAGTAACAACATTAAACAGTCCACCCTCTTTGTGATATGCAGCAGTGGATGATCCATCAGATGTTACCCATACGTCACTAATAATATCCTGTGCTATAATACCAATTGGTGTACGAAGTTGAACATAGTTACCAATAACAGGATTAAACCTACTAAATTCAGATCCCAAATTAAAAGTAATAACATTACTTGATGCTCCTACAAAAACAGTGGTATTAACACCATCCAATGTAATCTCATCCATACTGTTATTAGGATAAGTATTAATACTACCACCACCAAACTCATAACTAACAGGTGATGCACTCGCACCATTATATGTACGTTTGTAATCCCAATCTAATGGTCTACGAAGGAAATTTTTTGATAACTTAGGAAGTGATTGACCACCTTCATAAGTATAATTCTGAAGATATCCCATCTTCGTAGCCCACTGAAGTAGAACACCAGCAACAAGAGGACCAGAGAATGATGTACCATCAGTACAAACATAGTAAGAAGAACTTACTTGGTTATATGGAGTAATACTATTCCAATAGTATTGAGGAATATAAATGGATTCTCCAGGACCACTGGTAGTAATAGTACCGTAATTAGAAAACGATGTAAACGCATTATTATAAGACGTAGCACCAACACTAATCTTACCATCTAAACTGGCTTGAGGAATCTCCATATTGTACTGATTATCCTTCGGACCATTAGCACGAACACCAGCTAAGAATTTACCCTGATATCCTTCATACACCATACTTCCGCTATAGAATCCATTACCAGCAGAACGTACAAAAATAATACCTCTAGATATGCAATAGTTCTCATAGTCATCATAAAGTGTATCAGCTCCTAAATCATTACCATCAAATCCAGGGTCATTCTTAGAAACATAAGGGAATGAAGGACCAGGTCTTGTTGTTCCTAATGATGCGTTAACAACAGCAGGTCTATAGCTACCTTTCCAGTTAGCGTGAGTAGGATCATTATGATTAACAATCGCTAATATAGCAAGAGCATATCTACTTTGAAAACTTGAGTACTCTGCTCCTAGCTCATTAAAAACTTTTATCGCATATATTCTAGACTTCTTAGATACACCAAAGGTTCTACCAGCAGATAAAATAGCACACTGGGTACCGTGCCCGTGATCATCTTCGTTAGTATTCATCTCACCATTCCAATCAATGTTTGAAACATATCCTGGAACTTCATACACACGATAATTTGATTGTTCTGTAGCACCATTCAAATCAGATGCATAATCAGGGTGATATAATTCTGGATGTAAATTAGCACCAGCAGTATTAGCTGGTCTGCTTGCACCACGAACACCAGTGTCAATCACATAAAGATCAGTATTCTCTCCATCTTCAGTCAATGAATATAAACCATACCCTAAACCATCCTGATACTGCGACATCCTTTGAAGATACCACTTATTAAATAAAGTGATCTTCATCGATCTTGTAGTTGATGTTGGATAAGTTCCGTTAGGACCACCTGCAATCCCCAATGCTGGAGTATTTTCTTCGTAAATATAAAGTTCTAACGGCATATTTGCAGTAATGTCAACTGCAATAAATGCATTACCTACACCAGGAGTACCACTTCTCTGAACACCAGTAGTATATTCTACACCACCATTATGTGTACCATCTGGAGTAGTCGAGAAACACCACTTATAATTTAAATTACTTGAATCTCGCACCCAAATATAAAATGTCATACCTGGAATTAAATAGTCAACCTGCCACGATTCAAAGACTGCTCCAGTATTTCCCAAATATCCTAATTTAGGACCATACGAACCATTATTAACCACACCTTCATATACTGGAGTACCAGTACTACCAGTATAAGGAACTACACCACCATATGCAAAAGGATTGACTTGTTGTTCTATATTATCTAAACTATCTCCTTCCTGAGCAACAGCCTGTGCAATTTCTGCTCTTGAAGGTTCATTGGATGTTAAAGTACCGTGTTGTCTACCACTATTTGTTACTCCCTCAGGAAAGTCATTAGATTGAAGATCTGCTGCTGTTACATCTGCGTGAGGAGTACCCGTCTCTGAATTAATCCATTGAGATGTATCTCCTTCTTGACTTATATCATCTTTAGGAAGGAAAATCTGTTTATCCCAAGAAGCACCTATTACACCTGGAAAATCTACATTACTTTTTAAAATTTCGATATAGTTATTGTCCTTTGCAGGAAAATCCAAAAACACCTGATGGAGTGGTCCAAGATCGTGTGCTTCTATAAGCGATGTAAAACGTTGTTTCGCACGTTCAATGGTGTCTCTTGCATCGGATTCTTGTCTAATCCTAACAATAAGCCTGCCTTCCTCTCTTTGCATTATTCTAAAAGTGAGTGGTACTTTCCCTAAGTCTTATTTAGTAAGCTTTGTAACGCATCAAAGCATTCAACTGTTGATCCTGCATTCTTGTTATATCATAATGAATATCATCTGGAGAAGTTGCGTTAGGATAGAGTTTAAGTAACTCCTCTTTCATCTCATAATTATAGGTCGCAATCCGTCGATCTTCTTCACAACGGAACATTGATGTACTCCAAAAAACTGCGACATTCCTTTCACCCGATGTTACTTCTTTAACCATATGACTAGTGCCAGTAGGATAAGTAAATGCCCATCCAGCAGGTAATTTGACTTCAAAAGTTTCAGTACCTTGCTTTAAGACTAATTCTCCTCCTTCATATTCATCTGGTTCATTTAAAAATACCGTAGTGCTAAAATCAGTTCTTGCTCCACCACCCATATAAGGTGAGTCACAATGCCAATTATAATGCATACCTTCGGTATACTTAACAAACAAAGCTACTGTACTAGTACACGTCCACATATAATGAGTAGGTATTATATGTTTCTGAAAGTTATCCCAGATTATATTCCAAGCAGCCTTACTGTGCTCATCCTGCATTTCAACATTGTTTTTTATTCTCTTGTCATTAGCACCAGTACGGGCACCATCATTAAAATCAGAGAAACTATAAAAATCTTGAACGTGTTTAAGATTAACATCGTTCAAGAGCTCATAACGAAAAAACATAATTAAGGTACAAAAGTAGGGTCTGCGGGATTTACTGGCCAACCAGTAAAATTGGCATATTCATATGGATCTGCTTGTTGAGATGGGAGATCTCTTAAGCGTTTCCTATATGTCTTCCAATTATCTTTAATTCTAGCAGCAGCAGGTACTTCAGCTGGGGGATTAGCAGCATAATGTTCCCATATATCTTCCAACATATAGAAATCAGTGTCTACTAATAACTTATCTCTCATAGCACGAAGTGCTAGAAGATTCTCTGGAATTTGATTGTCGAGGAAATATTTTCTCTGGTTCTCTGCATCAAGTGCTGCTTGTTGCTCCGCATTATATGCAGTTTCGTACGATGTACGAAGAGGTGTCAACGTGTTAGCCAGAGTAGTTGCTTCACTAACCTTTGAAGAATCATTGGTAGTAATAGCTACTTCACCACTTAAATCCTTATTTTCGGCAAGATACCAAACTGCTTCACCTACTGGATTATTTTCTTTCCAATAGTGAAGACAAGTTAATTCATCTACACCAGCAACGTGAAATGTACCATTAATGGCAGGAAGAACTGTACTAGTCCAATCACTATCAGAGATAACAAATCCCTGTTGCTTACCACTTGAATTTTTACCGCCAATAATTTTACTATCTACCCAGATAATGAAATCGGCTTCCCCAAAATTACGAGCCATTTAATAGATACCATCCTGTCAATATGTATTTATCACCTGATAAAACTGTGTTTCCCTTATGTACGTGGGTAAAACCAGCAGGCCACATTAACACAGTTCCTCTAGTAGGTTTAATTCTTCTTTTCTGATCATAAAATTCTGTTTCACCACCATCTTCAACATCATTCAAGTATATCATCCATACTAAAACACGTGGTGAGTGATCCAATCCCATAGATTCATAATGCCATACGTGATATCCACCACCCTCAGGAGTATGCTGAAACTTAATAGCAGTACTCATCATATTCTGTGTCAGCAACTGTGGATATCGCCACACATAATGCTCAGTAATAGATTTAAGATATTGTAAAGTAATGTTCTGTAATGTTGGATGATTATGATTAATTAAAAATTGCTTATCATATCTACCAAGATGACTATTATCAAACTGAAGTCTACCATCACCAACTTTTCCATCATCTATCTGAGGAGTAATTACATCTGCTTCTTGCTCTAAGGTATTATACCATTCAATATATCTATTACAAATACCTTCAGGCATAAAATTATCCCAGACCCCAACAAAATCGGTGAAATCTGAGCTCGTTACCTTGGAATCTAACATCAATTCCAAGGGTTTTATAGGTATTAATTCAGACATAACAAAAATACTCTAAAAGTATTATAGCACATTTATGGTGCTCCTGCACCTGGCTCGTATAAAGGTGTGTTAATATCAGAAGTGCTGATCAATCCACCTGGCATCGTGATTTCAAATGTTCCTGTAGCAGCAGTGTTCCATCCAGTACTAGGACCACTAAAGTCGGCAATATTACAATGTACCGTAAGATCATCAAAATACACAGATTGGGTTGTACCATACGGTAAATCTTCTACGAGGAATTTACCATTAATAACTCTTGCCATCAACTCAGCACTATTACTACCCACATCAACTAAAATACTTGTACAATTCCAAGTAGTACCAGCATTAATTAATGCAGGGAAGTAATCGTGGTAAGTATCTGGACTAAATCCTACTGTGCTAAAGTTATATGTTGTCTGAGGAGTATTGTTTATTCCTAAATTAGATCCAGTAAAATATGCTGTTTCCTGATAATCACTGTACCTAGCAATTCTAAACTGAAGAGCAACAAATCTGAATCCAGAAATTGCAACCATTCCAGCACTATTAGAAGCTTCTACTTTAATGATTCCCCTTCTCTTAGAAGAAGAGATTGCATCTAGACCGCCAAGAGCATTACCATTTTCAGTAGGCATAGGAACAACACTACTCCAAGTAGATGAAGTTTGCTGTACACCACCAGACATAGTACTACCTAAGTTTGTATTAACTTGATCATATACTTCATTAGTACCACTATCTGTATATGTTCCCCAGTAAATACCACCCCAAATAGTGTCAGCAGTTCCAGTAACATTATATCCAACTGTAATTGGTTCATTGCAACATAAGTATAACCATTCTAATACATTAGTAGAAGTTGACACTCTTGTAAATGAATTAGATCCTACAGCAGGTGTATAAGATCTAGTAACTGTAATACTAATCACTGGTCTAGTAATGACAGTTATACTTACGTTTGC